TCATGCCATGCGCATCTTGAGAATATGCTTTTATATCATATGTTCTTTCAGCTATACCATTAACAACTATATCTACAAACTTAGAAATAATTGGCACTGGTTTCCAGTCTAAATTTAAATAGGACAAATCACCGTTTATAGATAACTCGTCCTTATATTTTTGTATAGATTGCTCACCTCTAGCGTATAATCTTAAATTATGAAAATCATTATAGTTATTTCTATATCTATTATTACTTCTATCTTCGTTAAACCACTCTTGCTTTATTGCTTTACCTACTTTTAAACCATAGTCATAGCTTAACTTTTCAGCGTCACTAACCGTTTGGCTTGGAAAATAGCTTTTGCTAGAATATGCCATATGTTTATTTTATTATTTGTGAATTAGTTCCAGTATTACTATACTTAGAAATATTTATGTTTAATTTAGGCCTTTCAACCTTTACGTTTGGCGCATACAAATGTCTATTGTTAGCCATAATTGCCAACCCAGAACTTATTGAAGCATCAAACTTTGTTCTTTTGTTTATATCAAACTTACTCCAATCGTTTAATAGAGCATTGAAGTATAAATCTCCAAACGTTCCATCTTGTTTCATGCCTACGTGATCTTGTATATACATTTCAATCGCGGCAGCATGTGCTTGTTTTATATCTTCAGAAGAGTTAGGTATGCCACCTACTTCTTTTTCAGCTACAGATAACTTATTCCAAACTTTATCAGGTCGATTCATGCTAAACCCTCTGTAACCTCTACGTCTTAAATAGTATAAAAGACGTGGTTTATTGTTCTCTGCTAGTATTGGCATGCCGTAAAATACTAACGCCATCAATACATCTTCAAAGAATATTTCAGCTGTAGGTGGTCTTGATAAGTATTCTAAAAAAAAGCTATTCGCAGGAGCGTCCTCCATACTAAACTTGGTTAAGCCGTGTAATGCTCCTTTAGAACCTTCTCCATCTACAGTTCCTGATATATCATAAGAGTCACAACCAAATGCTCCCATGTGTTCATTACCATGATATTTTACACCGTTTTTAAGTACCACTCTATTTTGTAGCTGCTGAGGTGGAACCCAGCTAACTTTAAATCTACCCTTTGGGTCTGGATAAAATATAACTTGAGAATCTTTAACGCCATTAACCCATTGAAAATTACCAGTTGTAATACCTAGTGTTCTAGACATTTCCTCGTTATAATCTATTTGCTCGTATATTTTAACTAAATTAAATATACTATTTTTAGTCTCATCTCTAAACGCATGTTCTTCGGTTCTAGGAAACTGACGGTAAAATTCATTTAAAGCATCTTGGTCTCCTTTTAAACCTTCAGCTTCGTTTTGCCAATGATCTACTACACCTACATCTATTAGTTCACCGTCTGGGGCAAACACATCTGCGTCAGGAGTAGTGAATACTGGAACTCCGTACTCATCAATAAATCCTTCGTAGTTCCATTCCATTGGGATGAACAAAGAGTATAAACCAGACTTTGTCTGACCATTTCTATTTCGCTTAGTGACATCTGATGCATTGTATAATTTTTTAAAGTTATCACCTCCTTTGTCTAAAGCGTTTGATGTTGAACCCATCATACACTTACCTATAATTCTACTACCTAATCGTAAACATGTTTTTGTAACACGCCAATTGTTTAATATATTATCAGGTCTTTCCCATTTACCACTTTCATCATGTACTAGTAATGCCAGTTTTTCACCATCATAGCTATTGTCACCTGTGTTCTTCCAGTCAATTGTTGTATCTAATCCTTGTATATCTTCTAGCTTTTCGTTAGCTGTAATCTTTTTTCTTGTAAACTTACTAGCAGGTACTCTATACGCAAGCTCAGACTTTGGTCTATCCATACCATCTTGAATAGGTTTAAAGAAAAACGGGTAGTTTATACTAATAGGTACAACTTTATCAGTAAACATTTTTTTCGCGTCAGCACCTGTTTTAGATAAGATACCATATCTACTATCACTCGCTAATGTAGCTAAATTAACTGTTTCAGCGCTTGACATAAAAGAAAAGCCAGAACGACGGTTTTTAAGGTAAGACATACCATAACATCTTTTATCTGCTTTACAAGCTTCCCAGAATATATAAAACAATCTGTTTGCTTCTCTAAAGTCTGGTGCACCTACATCTATTTTACTCCATTGTAGATACATGTAGTGTGTACCTGTTATATAAGTTGGCTTACCGTTGTTAGTAAACCAAAAACCTTCGTCTCTTCTTTTGAACTCTTCGTCTATATAATCATACCACTGTTCTTTTTGCTCTTCAGGATACGATCTCCAGTCAAATATATTTTTTAAACGTTCTAAATCTTTTGGTTGTTTAAATCTTACCCACTTATTTAACTCATGTATGTGCACTCGCACTGGCTGTTTTGGCAGCGCGATACGCAAATTTTGTATTTCAACCACTTCACCGATTTGCCCAGTTTTTGAGATAACCACGACATCATGTTCTTTATCATATCCATATTTCCATTTTTTAGATTTGTTAAGCCGACTAATAGTCGTGCGTTTAATAGGTTCTATTATTTTAACTAAACTTTGCTCGTACATTATTTAGATCTACCTTCTGCGAATCCTTTAAAAGCTTTTTTCTCTGTCTCTTTAGGTGTTTTTCCCTCAAGCAAGTTTTCTTCTTCTTGGATTCTGTTAAGTATTTCAAATGCATCAAATATAGCTAATTTTTTAGTAGCTGCTGCGTTTTTTAATCTATCAGCTGATACATCATCTTCTGTATTTGTAATAATCTTTTCTTCTGCTACTTTGATTAATTCATCAACTGCTTTTCGCCCAGCTTGGATTATACTCTTCTTCGTTTCCTTGATACTCATATTTAATTGTAATAAAATTAGATAAAACTCTATATAGTCTTTCGTTGTCAACAATAAACTCGTACTGACTACTTGGTCTAAAACCAACTAAGTCATTAACTTTTACGGTACCGTCTGAATATTTAACAATACCTTGTAATGGTTTTTCAGATTCAATATTAAATTGATCTACAGCTTTTAAAGGCTTTACAAAACAATAACCTTTTGGAGCTATCCACTTATCAGTTCTTTTATATAAAAATATTTGATCGCGGTTTATAAGATAAGTATCTTCATTAAAATAAGCCTTACTGTTTCTTTCTACACCCTTTACATCATGCCACCTGCGAAAAACATTATGGTGTACTATAACAGTATCACCAGGTTTTATATCTGTATCACCAATTATAGGTGTTGATATAACTTTAGCTTTTCTATTTACATAATGATGATTATATATTTCAGTATTAAGTATTAAATTTACACCTTCAACTTTTTTACTATTGTTATATCTTTCTCCTATTGGCGTTACAACAAAGTTGTAAACACTTTTCATTAGTATTCTAAATTATACTCTACAGATACAGCCATATTTTTATTAAAGTCTTTCCAAGGTAACACATCTTTATTTTTTTTAATATATATAGAGTACTTGTCATCTTCTTCTAATATATCACAAATAGTATGGCCACCGTAAACTTCTTGCCCTACAGCATAATGCATTGCATCGTTTTTATAATCTTTACCTACACTAATCTTTCTTATCAGCTTCGCCATCTTCAGTGTAGTTTATAGTTCCATCTTGTATATTAATATCAAACGTGCCGTAGTCTTTTTCAAACTCAGCTTGTAAAGAAGTTAGTTGCTCTCTAAGACCAGCAATATTATGCATCATCTCATGTTTTCTTAACTCCATAGAACCTATTTCTAGCTGTGCTCTATTAATACCGTTTACTGTATCTTGAACTTTTGTTAACTGCTCTTCAGTTATTCTTTCAGGTTTAACACCTTTAAGTTCTTTAATTTTTTTACTTGTTCCTTTTACTTTTGTTGTTGCCATTTTATTTAATTTAATTTAATTATTATTCTGCTAACTGCCACTCAGATTTTGCTAGTTCAGTTATAATCTCAGTATACGTAAGCTCTGTTTTACCATTTAAGAAATCTGGTTGGTCACCAGTGTATTTTACAAATGTTTTTGTATTGTTGTTATTGTACCTAAGTGTATTAGAAGAATCTTCTAGTACTTTAGAAAAATCTACACTTGATATTTCACTTGATTCTAATATAACGTATTTTCTATCCATTGTTTTTGTTTATTATCCAGGTATGTTTGTGCTGTATGTTGGTCCGTTTGTTAAAGTACCATTTGAACCGCCAGTTGCATCTGTAGCTGTAGTACCACTTCCTTCGTTAAAACCATAAAAAGCAACTAAACTACTTGAGTTGTCATAGTTACCACTATCTGCTGTTAAATCAAATGGTACACCAGAATTATATATAGCTGCAACCGCGTTAGCATCTAAAGCAACACTCCATAATGCCCATTCATCAATTAAACCTGGAAGTAAGTTGGCAGCTGATCCGCCGCTATTAAAAGCTCCTATATAAATATTTTGATCAGTAGCAAAAGCACCTTGGTCTGCAGCTGTGCAACCGGCAGTTAAAGCACTTCCAGCTGTAACATCTGAACCGTTTTTATATATTTTAACAGTAATATTATCAGAGCCTGTTCCAGTTTTAGTAGCTGTTATAACCCAGTTTACCCAAGCACCATCTAAACCATCATCAGCATCAAACTCTGCAGATGCAGTTTCTTGCCTTGAGTTAGATCCGTTTGCTTTAAATTGAAAACAAAGTTTACGACCCGTACCTCTTTGAAATAATTTTATAAAGTTATTAGTATCAGCTGACGCACCCCATATTGTATCTGTTTGGGTGTAGTTGTCAGTATTTTGCCAGCAGCTAACACTAAAGCTATTTCTAAATGTACTTTGAAATGAAGCGCCAGTATTTACAAAATCATTTGTACCATCAAAAGATAATGCAAATTTATTGTATGCAGCATCTAAGGATGCGCCACCTATTATACTATTTCCTAAACCTAACATTACGCTCTAGATCTATAATCTGGTCTTGGAGCTACATAAACCACAGCAGAACCACCGTTTAACTCTACTTTATCCCACATTCCATAAACTGTTAATCCTTTAGGGAAAGTATCTGAACTTGTAATTGGATCAGCGTCTTCATTACTTTCATTTGTAGTATCAGCTGCAGCAGCGTTCCAATGACTGTCTATTGCTAGTACATCAGTTCCAAAAAACGCAGTATCACCCATGCCCATGTTAACACCACCGTCAAGAGTTTCTAAAGCTTCAAACGTTACGTCTGTTATCATAGTGACAGCGCATACATAATACTTAGCAGTACTAGCTGTTAAATCTAAAAAAGCGCCATCGCCTTTTAAAAATGTAGATCCAAATTGACCAAAGCCATATGCTACATCTGTTGAATTTTGTCCCATAATTTTATTTTTTTACTTTTTCTAGTGATCTACCGCCAAAATAAGCACCGATCACAGTTATTAATACTAATTGAAGTAAATCCACCCAACTGGATTTAACTTCGAAATTTATTGCACCAGCATCAATAAAAATTAATAGCATGGTGCATACTATTAAAAATATTAAGACTAATGGTCTAACGTTTTTACTTAGCCACGAGTCTGATTTTAAATCTGCCTCCCATCTTCTAGTAATGTTTTTTTCCATTTCTATTTGATAGCTAGCAATTAATTCTTTTATTTTTCTTTCTGCTTCTAGTTTTTCTTCGGCAGATGTATGTAAGTTATCTACAACACCACCTATACCTTTAACTAGCTCTGCAGCTCCACCTGATAATAATTTACTTAACATTTGCAATTCTTTTTAAACCTTCCACACTTTTTACACTTTTTCATCGTTCTTTTTTACTTTTTCAAAAGCACTAATACCAAAGCATCCTAATGTTACCATAACAAAAGAGTTGTATATAGTGTCGTTAATTTCTAATTGTCCTCCGCCTACGTATCCCATATATAAAATACCTGTGGCTAAATCTATAATGGCAAACAATACCATTATACCAAAAGATATAAAGCCAATTATATTTTTCTCGTTTATAGTGTTTTTATCTTTAAATAATTCCCACATATTATATTGTTCCGTTATTTGCATCATTTTCCCATGGAAAACCAGTGTCACCAGCTTCTTTCCATTTACCTTCTACTAATATCATATCTTTACCGTTTCTTGTTTCTCTTGGAAAAACCTCACCGTTATAAGTTATTTCATCATCACTATAAGCTAACTTACCAAGCTTCATGTCAGTAGAATGTCTCATTTCGTGATTTATAACTTGTTTGTCCTCAAGACTACCTGGTATTATGTTTTTGTTAACATATATAGTACCATCCATATTAGCTTCACCCATGACACCTTCTTCTAATGGTACTCTAATAACAGGTGTACCAGGTACAGAGCCTACGTCTCCAGCTTGCTTACCAAAACGCATTTTTGTTTTGATCTCACCACCTACAGCATAATTACCTGTTTCTTTACCTAGTTTAAATCCCATTATCTATCTTTATCTTTTATCATATCGTCTATAGCTTTATTATAAACTTTGTCTGTATATGATTTATTCTTATAAAATACACTTCGTTCTGAAGTGGGTAAGTCTTCCTCACCTAGTAAGATTCTATATACCCTACTAATCATCTGAGAGCATTTCCAAGAAGTTTTAAATATAGAGTACATTATAGTAGTTCTGTTTCTGTGTCTCCATACATCGATCCAACCTTCTCTTTTTAATCTCTCCCACCTTGCTTTATCCCACGAGTATGTATAAACTCCGTTGATAAAATCGTTTCGTGTAAATCTTTTTTTACAATCTAAATAAATTAATAATTCTAAATCTGCATCTTTTAACCCGTAAGTTTTACAGACCCACTTTCTAGTGAGCCTGTAATACTTAAGGATATTCATATCACGCAGATCCTGCGCGGTTAATCTCATCTATTACGCATCAAGCGTTATAGTACAAGATAAAATGTTTGGATGTAAGAACACAGAGTTTACATCATCACAAACAACTAAAAGTCCGTCGTCAGTGTTTCTTTGACCATTAATTGCTCTTGCAATTTCTGACATAACAGCTTTTTCAGTGTCAGCAGTAATAGTTAGCGTAATTAAATCGATGTTGTCTTCTTCAACCGTAGTGTCCATTGCAGAACCTTCAAATTTCAAAAGTAACGCACCATCACCAGCACAAGTCATACCTAATAATCTTGAAGCTGGATACGTAGCCGCATCATCACCGTCGTCGATAAACATTAAAAATTTTTCCATTTTGTTTTGTTTTGTTTGATTAATAATTCGTTTTAATTTTTAAGTTTTAGGTTTAAGGTTTTTAGTTTAGGTTTAATCTGTTAATTTACTATGATACTGTAATATGTGCTACATCAGCAGCATAACCAGTTACACAGAAATTTGCACCGTTATATAGAACAGTACATTGATCTCCTAGTACTGCTCCAGAAATAAATACTATTTCATCAACTGCAGTTTCAGCGTGAGTAGCGGCGCCACCATCAGCACCAGCCACACCACCAACTATTAAGTCTTCAGCAGTGTTGTTCGCGATTGTTACTGCATTCGCAGCCACAGTCCCTATAACAAATGTTGCGTTCCATCCTTTTTCAATTGTACTTGATAAAGGTAATGTAATTTCATATGCAGATGCTTGGTTAATGTTAAACACATTACCAGAATCAGCAGCTGTTAAAACTTTAGCAGCAGCAACATCTACTATGTTTTTTCTTGTATTAAAAAATACTCTTCCCATTTTTAATTGTTTTTTTAGTTATTAATTTGTTTTAATCGCTACCATCGGGTTGTAATGATAACTAGCATACTAAAACAACGTCACCATCACGAATAACTCTATAAAGAGTATCTTTCCATGATATGTCGTGTCCAGCATGTTTATCGTAATATATCATGTCTCCATCTTTTAAACCTTCTACAAGGTTTCCACATGATATTATTTTTGCTTTTATGTAACGGTTGTCTTGATCAGTTTCATCTGTCATTATCAACCCAGCAACCTTTTTAGGTTCTGTTTTTATTTTATCTACTATAATATATCTATTGATTGCTTTCATTCATCCTCATATTTGAAATTACACAATCTGCAGATATAATCGTTGATACTACACTTACTGCATTTTTAAGTGCTGACTTAGTTACAAGTACTGGATCTATAATGCCAGACTTAATCATATCAACTGATTCACTAGTTACAACGTCTATACCTTCACCTTCTTCTTTATTCCATTGCTCATTGTTAGGATACTCAATACCAGCATTGTCTAATATAGTATAAAAAGGAGCTTGAATAGCATTGAGTAGTATTTGCTCTCCACCTGGTTTGGCAGATATTTTTGCAGAAGCATCTATTAGCGCTACGCCACCGCCAGGTACAATACCTTCTTTCAAAGCTGCTTTTGTAGCATAGATAGCATCTTCAACTCTATCTTTCTTTTCTTTCATTTCAACTTTAGAGTCAGCACCTACTTTTACCATACCAACCGATCCTGATAGCATAGCCAATCTTTCTCTATGTTTCTTTTGTATAAACGGGTTTTTCTCCCATTTGTCTATAGTTTTTTTAATACTTTCTATTCTCTCCTCCATTTCTTCTTCTGGAGTTTCTATAGTTAGTACTGTATTTTTATCATCAGTTATTGCAGAGTAAGCTTCACCTAAACAATCAATGTCTATTAAATCAAGATCATCGCCTAATTGCTCATTAATTACTTTAGCTCCAACTAAAAACGCTAAATCAGCAACTGTATCTTCTTTAGTGGGACCAAAGCCTGGTAAGTCAACGATGTTAACTTTAATATTACCTTTTACTTTGTTCATACAAAGAGCAGCTTTAACTTGCTGATCTACTGGAGCTACTATAAGTAATGGACGTTTGTGTTTTATAACATGTTCTAATACAGTTTGTATTTTACGTATGTTAGGTATTTCTGAAGATACTATTAATACTAATGGGTTATCAAGCTCACATATTTGCTTGTCCTTATCAGTAATGAAATGTGGGGATGTGAGTCCTGAATCTATTTGTACACCATCTACAACTTCAACATAAGTTTCTTCAGTTGGAGACTCTTCCATTAACACCACACCATCTTTACCTACATTAGTATAAGCTTCTGCTATAATATCACCTAGTTCTGCATCATTATTGCAACTTATTGAACTAACAGATTTAAGCATGTCGCCTTCGATCTTGACAGAAATCTTATCAAGGTAATCATTTACTTTTTTAAGACCAGATTTAATCCCGTCTTTAATTTCTCTAATGTTAACATCGCTATTGTTAACTTCTTTTAATAGTGATTCAGCAAGGACAGTAGCTGTAGTAGTACCATCACCTGCTTCTCTCACTGTATTTCTAGCAGCT